TCGATGCCGATACGGGCCAGCTCTACTTCTACAAAAACGGGGTGGCGCAAGGTCTTGCCGCTACCGTACCTACGGGGCAGACATACTTCCCGGCAGTGGCGATTTATAACACGAGCGTCCGGCATAACTTCGGCCAAAGCGCGTTCACCTACACCCCGCCCACGGGCTACTCCGCGCTAAGCAGCGCCAACCTGCCCGCCCCGACCATCGCTGACGGCAAAGAGCACTTTGACATCGCTCTATATACGGGAGACGGTGGCAGTCAGAACGTGCGGGGCTTTGAGTTTCAGCCTGACTTTGCTTGGGTCAAAGAGCGCGCCACTACTGAGTGGCACCAGCTTTACGACGCCCTGCGCGGTACGGGGGCATTGTTTAGCAACGACACAAGCGCAGAGCTTACCCTTAGCGGCATATCTTTCTTGTCTAACGGGTTCACCGCATCGGACACGTTCAGGACTAATCAGCGCGGCTTGACCTACGTCGGCTGGGCATGGAACGCAGGCGGCAGCACTGTCACCAACACGGACGGCACCATCACCTCGCAGGTGCGAGCTAACACGACGGCTGGGTTTAGTATTGTTGGCTGGACCGGAGGCGGCGTATCAGGTACAGCAGGGCATGGGTTAGCTCAAGCGCCTGAGATTTACATTTATAAGAATAGAAGCATAGCAGCAAACTGGGCAGTTGCTTTTACGCTTATTGATGGCAGCTTGGACTTTATGTATTTAAATTTAACGAATGCTGCTGGGAATGCTGTACAAGGTTTGCCTACTAGCTCAGTAATTAGTTTGAATGCCGGGGCTGGTGATGTTAACAGCGGACAAAACTATATCGCCTACTGCTTCCACAGCGTAGACGGCTTCAGCAAGTTCGGCACCTACACCGGTAACGGCTCTGCTGACGGTCCCTTTGTCTACACGGGCTTCCGCCCTGCGTTTGTGATGGTTAAGCGGACTAATAGCACGGGCAACTGGAATATTTTAGACACAACGAGAAGCCCGTATAACGCTAACTTCCCCTTGCTTCTTGCAAACACTTCAGGCGCAGAGATTGCGGTATCTACGTTTATTGATGCAACGGCAAACGGGTTTAAGTTTAGGACGACAGGAACAGATTTCAATACTACCGGTGGAACCTACATCTACATGGCGTTCGCGGAGAACCCGTTCAAGACTGCGCGGGCGCGGTGAGTTAAGATGGTAAACAGGGCCGTGGTTATGGGGGGCGCAGCCCATGTTAGACCCTATAACTGCCATAGCCACGGCTACGGCGGCGTTCAATGGCGTCAAGAAGTTAGTCGCAGCGGGGAAGGAGCTGGAAGACTGCATGGGTCAGATGGCCCAGTGGTACACGGCCCTCTCCGATCTGGGGGAGGCAGAGAAAGCTGCCAAGAACCCGCCGCTGTTCAAGAAACTTACGGGCGGGAAGTCCGTCGAGCAGGAAGCGCTAGAGATATTTGCGCACCGCAGGAAGGCGCAGGCGCAGGAGAAAGAACTCCGCGAGATTATCCTGTATGCCTACGGCAAAGATGCTTGGACCGAACTTATCGGCTTGAGGAGGCGCATTCGGCTGGAGCGCGAGAAGGCCATCTATGCACAAAAGCGTAAGCGCGAAAACACGTTCTGGACGACGCTTACTATCGTGGTGCTAACGTTTTTGTGCTACGGATTTTACGCTACACTCACCTTCGTGATTACTGAGCTAAGACCTGACACCGAGGAGGTTCAGGCCGACTGAAGGAACGCGCTATGGAATTTGGCATGGATACCGCGTGGAGCGGATTGCTTACGGCTATCTTGGGCGCTCTAGCTTGGACGTTTAAGACCAGAGCTGACGAGTTACAGCGAATAAGCATTCTGCTCAACCGTACTCGGGAAGAGATCGCTAAAGAGTACGTTACCAAAGTCGAAGTCCATGCCGATATAAACCGCATCATTGACCGCCTTGAGGCTCTGGATGCCAAGCTTGATAGGCTGATGGAGCGCTCATGAGCTTTGACGCGATCAAGAACATCGTCGGTGCCGTAGCACCTACTCTCGGAACGGCGCTTGGTGGTCCCCTCGGCGGTGCCGCAGCCTCAGCCATTGCAACTGTTCTTGGTTGCGACAACGACCCTCAGAGCTTGCAGAAAGCGCTAGCAAAGGCCACTCCCGAGCAGCTCACCGAGATCAAGAAAGCCGAGCTGGACTTTGAGGCCCGCATGAAGGAGCTGGACGTAGACCTCTACGCGCTCCAGACCGCCGACACTGCCGATGCCCGCAAGCACTTTTCCAAGGACTGGACGGCCCGATTCCTTGCTATCACCCTTTGCCTTTTGTTCGCCGGCTACATTGTCCTTGTGACCGTTTTGCCGCCTGACCAAAACTCCGATGCAATCATTAACCTCATCCTTGGCTCGATTACTGGTTCGTTTAGCACGGTCATTGCGTTCTACTTCGGCAGCAGCCAGCGGCAGGACTGATATGAAGGAACGTATGAAGACAGGTACGGAAGGTGTTGAACTTATTAAGCATTTTGAAGGGTGCCGTCTGGAAGCATACCTATGTCCTGCTAACGTGTGGACTATTGGCTATGGGCATACTGGCGGCGTCCGAGAAGGTGACGTGATCGACCAAGAGGCTGCTGAAGCGTACTTGATCGAAGACCTAGAGGAGTTCGAAGGTTATGTTAACGACATGGTGGAAGTCGCTCTCAAGCAAAATGAGTTCGATGCTCTCGTGGCGTGGGTGTTTAACCTTGGCCCGGGCAACCTTAAAGAAAGCACTCTCCTTAACCGCATTAATTATGGACCTATTAGCGACGTGCCTACGCAAATCCAGCGATGGAATCGAGCGGGCGGCAAAGTTCTTGAGGGGCTTGTAAAGCGTCGCGCTGCCGAATCTGCTTTGTGGCAGGGCTTGGACTGGCGGGAGGCGGTGTGAAGAAAGTTTTCGAGCCAAAGATGTTAGGATCAGGTAGTATCGAGCCTGCCCACGAGATCGAAGCTGTCTGCTCAAACTGCGGTTTTGACGTAGATGAAGCTGAACTCGCGGCATCCACCTGCTCCGACTGCGGCCAAGCCCTAGTCCTCAAGCAGAGCGTAGCGATCAAGGTAACCACCGTGCCGATGTCCGGCGCGTCGATGTGATGGGTCCGCTATGGCTCTACAAAAGGTACTGCTGAAGCCCGGAATCAACCGTGAAATGACGCGCTACGCCGCCGAGGGGCGGTGGTACGACTGCGATAAGGTGCGGTTCCGGCAGGGTACGCCCGAGAAAATTGGTGGGTGGTCCCGTTTCTCTACCTATACCTATCTGGGTGTATGCCGCTCCCTGCACAACTGGGTGACCCTGAGCAACATCAGCCTCATCGGAGTCGGCACCAACATTAAGTTCTATATCGCTCAGGGCGGCGCCTACTACGACGTTACCCCGATCCGTGCTACCTCTGCTGCGGGAGAAGTTACCTTTGCTGCGGTGGACGGCAGCACGACCTTGACCGTTACCCATGCCTCCCACGGTGCGGATGTCGGCGACTTCGTTACCTTCTCTAACTGCTCCGGTCTCGGCGGTAACATCACCGCTGCCGTGCTCAATCAAGAGTACGAGGTCCTGACTGTTCCCACAGGTAACACTTTTACGATCACCGCTCGCACCGCCGGGACTGCAGTTGATAGTGGCGCTGCGGCTGTTACGGCAAATAGCTCTGATACGGGTGATGGGTCCTTCACGGACAGCACCGTTGATATTACAAGTGGTAGTACCACGGCCACCATGGACGATACGTCGGTCTTGATCGCTGGCTGTACGATCAGCGGTGCCGGTATCCCGGCCAGTTCCACGGTAGCTTCCATTACGAACAGCACGACCTTTGAGCTGTCGGCCCCGGCCACGGCTACGAGCAGCAACATCACGGCTACCATCAACACGTCTACGGCTGCGTACCAGATCGCCATTGGCCCTGAGATCGTGGTGCCGCTGACTGGCTGGGGTGCGGGTGGTTGGAGCCTTGGCCCGTGGAGTGTGGGTACTACCTCTAACGAGGACCTCCGCCTCTGGCACCAAGCTAACTTCGGCGAGGACCTGCTCTTTGGCTACCCGACAGGTCCGGTGTACTACTGGGACGCCTCTAGCGGAGTGTCTACCCGCGCTACCCTGCTGTCTGACGAGGCAGGTGCCTCCGACGTGCCGGTGACCCAGAACTTCCTCCTTGTGTCAGAAAACCGCTTCGTTTTTTGCTTCGGGACCAACCCCATCGGCAGCTCGGACCTTGACCCGCTGTTGTTCCGCTGGTCTGACCAAGAAGATGCCACTAACTGGACCCCGGCAGCGACTAACCAAGCGGGGAGCCTGCGGCTCTCTCGGGGCAACAAGATCGTTACGGCTAACCCGTCACGGCAAGAAATCTTGATCTGGACTGATGCGGCCCTCTACTCCCTGCAGTATCTCGGTGCCCCGGCGGTATGGGGTGCGCAGGTTGTTGGTGAAAACATCTCCA